CGCGGCTACCCACTAACTGCCGCGGCGGGTGTCTATACGCTATCGGGTCAAGCCACTGGCTTGACGACTACTCGCACATTAGGAGCGGGCGCGGGTGCCTATACGTTGACCGGCAATGCTAACGGATTGATCGTTGACCGGATGTTAGCGGTGGCCCCCGGCGAGTATGCCCTCACCGGCCCAGCGACTAGTTTTCTGCGCGGCTACCCACTAACTGCCGCGGCGGGCGTCTATACGCTGACCGGTACCGCCATTGGTCTACTCGTTGATCGCACGCTAATAGCCGCGGCGGGTGCCTATGCGTTGACCGGCCAAGCCACCGGCATACTCGCTACTCGCACATTAGCAACCGCTGCGGGTGCCCACACTCTGACCGGCAACGATGCCGGGCTACTGCGCGGCTACCCACTAACTGCCGAGACAGGTGTCTATACGCTGACCGGTACCACCTCTGGTCTACTCGTTGACCGTCAATTGGTAGCAGAGACTGGTGCCTATACGCTAACCGGCATCAGCGCCGCACTGACATACACGCCGCTTGGTGCGTACACGCTAACTACTGATGTCGGGGTATACACGCTGACTGGTGTCGTTGCCGGTTTTCTTGTTGACCGCACATTAGGAGCCGCGACCGGTGAGTATGCCCTCAACGGCCAATCCACCGGCTTACTCGCCAACCGTCAATTGGTGACTGCCGCGGGTGCTTACACGTTGACCGGTCAAGCGGCTGGGCTATTGCATGGCTATGCGTTGCCCGCTGCTGCGGGTGCCTATACGCTGACCGGCATCAATGCCGCTCTATTGGTTGATCGTCAGTTAGTAGCCGCCGCGGGTGTCTATACCCTCACTGGTCAAGCCACTGGTCTACTCGTTGACCGTCAATTGGTAGCAGAGACTGGTGCCTATACGTTGACCGGCATCAGTGCCGCACTGACATACACGCCGCTTGGTGCGTACACGCTAACTGCTGATGTCGGGGCATACACGCTGATCGGTGTTGTTGCCGGTCTACTCGTTGACCGCACATTAGGAGCGGCGCCCGGTGCCTACACGTTGACCGGCAATAATGCCGGGCTATTACGCGGCTACCCACTAACCGCCAACGCCGCTGTTTTCACGCTCACCGGCACCGGCACCGGCCTACTCGCCAACCGTCAATTGGTAGCCGTCGCGGGTGCCTATACGTTGACCGGCAACGACGCCAACGTATTACGCGGCTATCTCCTAGTGCTAGCGGCGGGCGACTTTGTACTGACCGGCAACGTTGCCGGTATGCTCGCCACGCGTATTCTGTCGGCAAATGTTGCATCGTTCGTCCTGGTCGGCAATGGAATTGCCTTGACTTATTCAGCCGCCCCGGAACTGATAACACCGATATCGCGTATTTTTTCAGTATTGTTTGAGGGAAGGACTACAGACGTGCATTTTGAGTCACGCACATATTCTGTATCATCAGAAAATAGAACTATACCAATAGAGAGGTAAATTACGATGGCAAGCTTTGTAAAATTCAATACATTTGTTGAGGCATTGGCGGAAAAAACACACAATCTTGGGTCAGATCAGATCGTTGTCGCGTTGACAAATACCACGCCGACCGCGGCGACTGATGCGAATATATCAGATATCACGGAGGCGACATACACGAATTGCAGCACGCGTAATGTGACAACCACGTCCAGCGCGCAGACATCCGGCACGTACAAGCTCACGCTGACAGATCTTGTTCTCACCGCCTCGGGTGGGACAGTCGGGCCGTTTCAATACGTCGTGCTATACAATGACACGGCGGCGGCGGATGAGCTAATTGGGTACTATGATTATGGCTCAGCGATTACACTAGCAGATGGCGAAACGCTCACGATTGATTTTGATGGCAGCAACGGTGTTCTTACTATCGCATAGGTAATATTTATGTCAAAAAGCTTTTTACACGATCCCGATGCTGTGCTCGACTATCGATTCGATTGGAAGTCGAGCACAAACGGCAGTGGGGGGACAGACTGGTTAGGCTCCAGTGAAACCATCGCTAGCCACACCGTCACGGCTGATACTGGCATCACAGTCGATAGTAGCGAGTTGGCTAGCACGGCAACAGCCGTTGTCGCGTGGGTGTCCGGCGGCACGGCCAGCACGGCCTACAATGTGACTTGTCACATTGTGACATCGGCGGGCCGGGAAGATGACCGCACGATCACGTTGCGCGTGGTGGAGAGATAAAACATGCAGACACTCAAAAACATGTGGGCTAGTGCCTCCGACCCGGTGCGCATTGCGCTGGTGGTCGTTGGGGGTATCATTATCATTGCCGGGTTTGTGGTCGGGGTTGACTGGTCGGGACTGTTGCGGTGAAACGTCGATGAGTTGGCGGAAAAAACGGAAAAAACGGGAAATTTCCGTTTTTTCCGTTCTTTCCGCTATTAATCAAGAAAACAAATGCGCGATGATGGGGGGGGGGATAACCTATGGGCGACTTAAGCCCCGCTATCGTACTGCTGTGCATCATGCTGATCATGGTCGGGTGGTTGGCGGATAGGCCAAAATAGCCGTTGATAATGCACAATATCATAAGCTAACGGAGATTTTCGTTAATAAATCTATTTTGAGGGTTTAATATGGAAACAAAAATTATTAAGATCTACGAGTCAATCAAAGATCCAAATCCAATCATAATTACAAAAGTGACTGGTTTTACTGTCGATGGTGATGGCACTCTGATCGTGAAGGACTCTTGTAGTGTATGTTATTTCGCTGCTTTATCTTGGGCGCGGTATGACGTGTTAGATGAATGAATCAAATCACCTGGACAAACGAAAAGCGCACCTTGCGCAGCCTGGCACCGTGGGAGAACAACCCGCGCTACATCAAGGATGCGCAGGCAGAGCGGCTGCTCGAATCCTTCAATGAGTTCGGGCAGGTGCTGCCCATCTGCATTGGGCCAAGTGGCGAGGTGTATGACGGACACCAACGCCGGAGCGTGATCGGCGCGGCGGATGCGTATGGCATGGACTTCGAGATTGATGTCCGTGTGGCGAGCCGAGAACTGTCGGAACGCGAACGGCAAAAATTGACCGTATATTTGCACCAGGGCGCTGCGGGGCAGTGGGATTTTGAAGAGCTAGCGAATAGTTTCGATTTTGATGATTTGGTGCTGTGGGGGTTCGATAGTGACTTTCTGTTGGGCAACGGCTTCGACGAGCCGGAAGAAGCCGAGCCATCCGACGCTGAGCCACAGATTGACCGAGCCGCAGAGCTGCTCGAAAAGTGGGGCGTCAAACCCGGCGACCTGTGGCAGATTGGCGGGCACCGGTTAGTGTGCGGTGACTGCACCGACGCTGCGACGGTGGAGATGGTGATGGGGGGCGAGAAGGCGGATACGCTGATTTTCGATCCACCGTGGGATAGTCAGGTAAATATCCCTGTAGATGGCTATCAGTCGGTGCTGGCTTTTGCAGATGGATACCGTATTGGTGACCTGGTGGAGATATTCGGGCGACCTACATGGATTTTTGTTTGGGATTGCGTAACGAGTTGGTATACGCCCAATAGACCATTGCGAAGACATAAGAATTGTCTTTGGTATGGCGATATTAGCATGTTTGATTTTGACGCAGCACATTACGGAGAAGCACCAGAAGCAAAGACGGTGACGAATACGAGGGGATCTTACGATTACAAGCCAGACACGCGGGGCAAGCATTTGTCCGATGTGTTTGTTTCTCAAATCACGGCCGAACATGCGACCCATCTGCACAAGCATCAAAAGCCGCTTGATTGGATGCGGCTTTTGATCGGGGATTGTACGAATGGATTAGTATATGACCCGTTTATGGGGTCGGGAACATCGTTAGTTGCATGTCACCAACTGGGTCGTTTATGTTTTGGGTGCGAGTTGGAACCCGCGAATGTGGCTGTTGTGCTAGAGTGGGTAACGGACTTAGGAATCCATCCCGTCCGTGATGCTGATTGATGTATTTCGGATTGTAGTACCCGGTCGGCAGGTACTTTTGCAAATCCTTTTTAATGTAATGCTTGACGCCGAGGCGATTGACCGTCTCGACGATACGATGGGTGTAATCTTCCCAGTCCGTATTGCTTGTCATCGGCAGATAGTTGGCTCTACCGATTTTGAACAGGTCTACGAATTCATGCGTATGTTCGATGATTGCAAGACTGCTATCGCAATCGAGGGTCGGCTCAAGGCTGACCCACGTAAATATCCCGGCATCGTGAAATGTCTTGAGTGTGGCAATTCGATCACCTGGAAGAGCAGCGCCACGTTCCCATTTCTGGCTAAATGCGTCATCAAGAGATGTGAGCGTAGACGCAAAGGCGTCACGGTCGGGGCGAAATAAGTCAATGTCACGCATGGCACGCTTGCCGCCCTTGGTCAGGGTGCAGATGCCCAGGCCATGCGCCTGGAGCGACTTAAGGACATCACGAGTCAGCGTGTTGTCGAATGGGTGATAGGGGTCGGTCGTAAAGGACAGCATCACTTGCTCTGTGATGCCGAGTGCCTGATATTTATGGGCGTCTTTTTCGAGCAGGCGCATAAAGTTTGGCCGCTCGTTGGCCCCGCTGTCGAACTCGGGGCGAGTCATGCGCAGGACTTTCGGAACATAACAATTGTGGCTAATCATGCCGTTGGCGATAAAGTTCTCAGTGCCTGTTGTAATGTCGAACATGTCCATAGTTTTATTGAGTGGTTCGATACTGACAACCTTGACGTTTTCGCTGATGGCTTGTCCGTCAAGGGTAAATTTCCGTTTAATGGACGGATTGATCAGTTGCCAGAAACGCAGATGTTCAGAGCGACCGCCACGAATGCGGATGTAGGAGACATCACGTTGGGACGGAGTTTCACGGACAAAATCGAAACCGAAAGTTGAAAGCGCTTTTTCGGTAGTACCAAGGATGGAGGGGTCAGAGTTTGCAATTCGCAAAGCTTGTTTTCCGTGACTGCCTTCTGCGTCAAAGATTCCAGCCAGCCAACCACGTTGCCATTCGCTGTCGTCTTGGCGGGTAAGCATTGATTTTATTTTGGCAAATCGTGTAGGACTGGTTGTTCCGATAGCAAACATGGGTTCACCATCACTTGGAAAGTCGAAGTCAGTTGTTTTAATGCCATGCTGAGTAAGATAGGACTTGGTTCGATGCAATGCACAAGTGTCTTTGAGTGCCAACCGAAAACGATGTTGAATACCTGCCGTTTTCCCCGATGGGCGACGCTTGTGCGAATAGTCGTAGATCGCCAAGTTAGCGTCACCTTCGACCATGCCAGCAATGTATCCGATCTGGTAATTCGTGCTCTCTGTGGGTGTCAGTGTAGCTGCACCCAGCTTGCGGATAAAATTGTTGACTGTCAGATGCGGACGTTGGCCATCGCCACTTGTTGCGCCGGTCGTGTATTTCCATCCGCGCTCTGTGAGCCATCGGTGATCGGCGGAACAAATAGCGGTAGTACCATCGGCGAGTGTAACTTTATAGGCTTCCTTATGCGTAGAAATCTTAGCAAGCACTGTCGTAGTAGTGATACGTGTGCCCCAAGACCGCTTCTTTCCGTCCAAGGTAACGCCAATAATGGTGTCGCCGATTTCGATATCACGGAGTGTTTTTGTAGAACCATCGGCCATTTGGATGAGGGTATCACCATCAAGACAGTATGCACACTTATGGCCGCAGCCGCGATAGGGATTGGTCGCAAGCTTGGAGTACTCCCCAGCCTGCCCACGGGGGGCATAAATCATGGAGCAGCCTTTTACGCTCCAGCCGTCTTCATTCATTGTGTAGGTTCGGGTTTTCATGGGTTTGTTCCTTTGCTGTCGTTATTTGATGATCGGCTATGGCGACCATCAATTTTCCGATTGATGGTTTATTGTTAAAAAAATAGCCGAATTTTTCGGCTATTTTTTCTAACGCTATTTTTCTCTGCTCACCCTGGACACCAGCCCCCAGATGAACAGAGATTACAATATTTTTTAACATACGCTCAGTTTCCTTTCGATTTCGTTGTATTTCTGGTCAATTGCGAAAATCTTATGAAAACAATCTTCGTCTGGATTGTATCCATGTTTCAGGTAGAGCTCGATCACTTTTTCGCGTTGCTCTTCCAGAGCGGTCAGGCTGTCTAGTAGTTTCTCGAATTTGTCTCGGTTTTTCATGGTTTCTCTCCTGTTGTTGATTTTTTGTTTCTATATAGATTATACCACCATCTATATAGAATGTCAATAGTTTAGTCCAATACTCGTGCGGAAAGACGATTTCTTTAAGGTTTGTATCTATAGAGTTAGTATATGGCAGCACCAAAACGAACGGCATTTCAACGAGAACATGACTACGAACGCATCACCGGCTACTATCTGCGCGGCTGGTATCAGTCGGACATTGCCAAAGAGCTAGGACTGTCACAGCAACAAATCAGCATCGATATCCGTACCATCCAAACCCGCTGGCGCAAAGACACGGCCATCAACCTAGACGAGGCCAAACAAAAGGAGCTTTCTCGGCTGGATGAATTAGAACGTGAGTTCTGGCAGGCGTGGGAATCGAGCAAAGATGAGCGCACGAAGGCGCGGCAGGAGAAGACCGGCGACTTAGTTACGAAGGCATCAATGGAGAAAGAGCAGCGCGACGGCAACCCCGCATTTTTGCAGGGTGTATTGAGTTGCATTGACCGGCGCTGTAAACTACTGGGCATCGATGCGCCGGTGAAGACGCAGAGCATTGATATTGATCTATCCAAGCTCAGCAACGAACAGCTTGACCAGGTGGCAAATGGAGCAGACCCGATGAAAGTGGTACTCGATGGATACATCGCTAGCGCTCAGGGCTAGGGCGGAATTAGAGCGGCGGCGGCGCGGGTTGACCGCTGGCAATCGCTTCGAGGAGTACCAGTTCGAGCCGATCCGTTACATCATCGAAAAACTGCGCTGGCATCCGTGGGCAGGGGACGATCATCCTGGGCAGGTCGAGGTACTCGACGCATACCGGCGGGCCCTGCTACAGTTGCATGAGCGCGACGATTACGAGCAGGGCAACAAGGCGCGCGGCGCACTTGAGCACTGGACGCCGGGCCAGGTCATAAAAAACCGGATACGCATCGAGGCTGGGCATACGGTCGGCAAAACAAAACTGGCATCGGGCATCCTGTCGCATTTTTTTGATTGTTTTGTGCCGTCGATTATTTATTCGTTTGCACCGTCGTCTGAGCAAATCAACGACCTACTGTGGAAGGAAATCCGCACCGACCGCCGTAAAAACAATCTACCCGGCAAGGTGCTAAAAATCCCACAGCTCGACTTTGGGGAAAGCCAACCTGATCATTTCGCTAAGGGCCGCGCCACGAATAACATCGGCACGGAGGGCATCCAAGGTCAGCACGGTAAATACCTGATGTTCATTATCGATGAGGCGGAGGGCATTGCCGATTTTGTTTTCGATGCGGTGGAATCGATGACCAGCGGTGGGATCGCCATCGTGTTGATGTTGGCGAATCCACGGACACGAACGAGCCGTTTTTACAAGCAGCGCACGCGGGATGATATCGAGAATTTCCGGATTTCATGCCTGTATCACCCCAATGTGTTGGCTGACCGTGAGATTGTACCCGGCGCTGTTCGCCGTGGCTATGTGACAGCGATGGTAAAAGACCATGCCGTTGAGGTTGATGAGCACAACGAAGACGAGCATACTTTTTGCCTACCGTGGCAACCGGATGTGATTTATCAGCCTGATACAGAGATACTTTTTCGTGTCCTAGGCATCGCCCCGGCGAACTTGGCCGGTAATACATTTGTCCCGGTTGGCCGGTATGAAGCAGCCAAGGCGCGAACGCCGGTGGGTCATGAGCCGGAAACAGCTAGAATCGGCATTGATGCAGCACGGTATGGCACCGATTTTGGCACCATTTATTGTCGGCACAATGGCGCGGCATGGCGCGTGGCCGCTATCCAGGGGCAAGACACAAATGCCTATTTGAACAAACTCAGACCGCTACTGGAACGGCTGCACCGGCGTGGCGTAAAACGCGTTGATATCCGGGTTGATGGCGGCGGCGGGTATGCCAGCGGCATTGTCGACCCGCTGCGGATTGACATGGATTTGCGCAAGAAATTTGAATTGGTTTTACGCGAGGTGCATTTCAATGGGGTGCCGCATGACGCTGCGAGTTACTATGATCTAGGGACAGAGATGTACGCCGAATCCGGCGAGACGATGAAAGGATTAGCGATCACGAATGCGCCGCCATTGCTGGAAGAGGACTTGACCGAGCGCACCTATGGATACGTCAACAAAAGTGGCGTTGCTGTGAAGAAATTGGTCGATAAAGAGAAGTTCAACAAGGATTTTCACCGCTCACCAGATGACGGAGATGGATTTGTGTTAGCGGTTGCGCCTGATTTTATATTTATCAAACCAGTTTCACCAATCGCCCAAGGCAAAGCGAAAATGAGATAACCAACTATGGGATTCACTGACTACCTCCAAAAACTACTTGGCCGCCCACCAGCGCGTAAACCGCAGGGGGTAACTACCCGCGCCGTGACTGGGGGCCGCGCCTCCATCGATGGGGCAAACATGATCCCCAACGCGTCGTGGCTCATCGTGCCACCGGCAAACTATGAGACCAACTGGCAATTAATCAATCTGCAATCGAAGGATTTCGACCAGATTAATCCGGCGTTTTTGCTGGAGGCGATGATGGACTTATCGCCAGAGATCAGCCGCGCCGGGTGGGATTTTCTCCGGCTGATGAATCCGGGTTGGGAATTGAAGGTCACGCGTCCCGGCTCCGATGCGGAATATACCGAGGCTCAAGCGCTGCTTGAGTCGTTCATCGACGAACTTAGCGACATGTATGGCTCATTTGACATCCTGCTGGGCCGCATTCACATCGGCGGTTTCATGCGCGGTGCCCTATGCGCTGAGTTGGTACTGAATCGCCGGGGCCGGTTGCCGATCGATCTTGCCACGCCTGACCCCGTGTCGATTCGTTTTCGCAAGCGCAAGGACGCCGAACGCGGCGAGGTGTGGCAGCCGGGGCAATGGCAGGAATACAAGTTCATGCCGCTGGATATGCCAACGTTTCGCTATGTGCCAATCGACCCGTTACCGGCGTCACCGTATGGCCGACCGATGGCAGCCCCGGCGCTGTTTACCTCCATCTTTCTATTAGGCGTCATGCACGATCTCCGGCGAGTCATTCAACAGCAGGGTTACCCGCGGCTCGACCTGTCAATCGACGTTGACCAGCTGCTCTTATCCGCACCGCATCTAGCGAGTGATACAGTTGCCTTCGACGCCTGGGTTGCCACCCTGGTGGATAGTGTGGCAACCGCTTACAGCGCACTTGAGCCAGATGATGCCTATATCCATACCGGCAATGTATCCGTCAATCGACCCGTGGGAGCCGGTGGCACCGCTTCGCTCGGTGGCATTGATGCCCTGATTACAGCCCTGGAACGAATGGCCGTCCGCGCACTGAAAACTATGCCGCTAATGCTGGGCATTACGGACAATATTGGCGATGTGCAAAGCAACCGCCAATGGGATATTTTTTCAGCCGGTATCAAATCGATCCAGCATTACAGCGAAACGATGATCGAACGACTGTTTGCGTTGGCCCTCGAGGCGCAAGGCGTGCAGGCTGATGTGGAATTTCGCTTCTCCGAATTCCGCACAGCAGAACGCCTTCGCGATGCCCAGGCCGAGGCGATGGAAATCGCCAACGAGGCGGAGAAGCGCGACCAGGGCTGGCAAGACCAAGACACGGCAAGCGAGGCCGTCACCGGCTCCTCCTCTGTAGCCGATGCCCCCAGCGCTCAGCCAGTTGCGTCGGGCATTGTACAGGGCAGCGCCGATGGAATGCAACTAAATGGCGCGGCGCTAGCGCAACTCCGCATGGCCCAACAAGATGTGCACGAGGCACTTAAGACGGTACGGCTAAATGGATACCATGCAAATTGACTGGTCAATCGAGAAGGGGCTGTTCGGCTTGGGACGCGCCTTTGATGCGCTGGTGACTACACGCCAGGGCCCCCATGATAAGCTCTCCACGCTCAAAGCGCGCCTTGATGAGGATTGGCAAGGCGACATGTTGCCGATTATCGAGGATCTATACTGGTATCCATTCCGCAACGGTATCGCCGAAGCGCCGGAAAGCGCGGAGGACTTGCGGTCATGGCTGGAGCGGCAATATGACGATGCGGCTATCATTGCGATTCTACTGCTACTATTACAGCGCTACCAGATACGGGCGTACAACCTGGGTGGTCAAATCGGGTTAGAATTTCTCGGCATTGACGGCACATTTGATTTGACCAACGCTGAGATTATCGCCGCTCTCGATGCCTGGGCGGAGGATCTGACCACGCAAGGCACTGAGTACAGCCTGATTGACACGACGATTGAGGATTTGACCAGGGAATTACCCAAAGCACGCGAGGCGGACAGCAGCACACTACTCGCGCTGTCCGCCTACATTGCCTTACGGTCTGCGCAGCGCAATGAGATGATCGAACGGTCAGAGCGTCCGCGAATGGTGGCGCAGGCATTGATGCAAGCATTCCAACGCAACGGCGTTGCTCACATGATGTATGATATCAATGGCATTGGCTGCCCACAAATCTGTGAGCCGTGGCATGGACGTGTTTTTCCGGTTCCATCACAGGGGGGGGTTATCCCGCAACATCCGCGCTGTGATTGTATCTGGTCACCGGTCATGTATGACGGACAATTGGTTGGCTATCCGCCTGTCATTGTGAATGTGTCGGGTCTCCCGACATGGGAAGCACCGGAGGACGTATGGACGGGAACGTAACGCAGAGTCGATGTATACATTGTAAAAGCGCCGACACGGCTCACATAGTTGGGCCTATTTACTGGTGCGATGATTGCAAAGTGTCTTTCTGTACTGACCAGACAGTCAAATCATTTACGCGCACATGGACTGACCCAAGATTACCGCGGCAGCTTGACCCACGGCAGGCGAATCCTTTGTAGCACCACGGGAGAGGTATGAAAACAACTGTACAGACTGGCATGATTTACGGTCAAATCAAGCAAGCGGTTGCCGGCCCAGAGCGCCAACTGAATTTCAACATTGCCGACCTACAGCGCATAGAACGCCAGCTGATACCGCTCCTCAACACGGTGCGCCAATTGCAGGGGAAACCCTCTGTGATCGTGCCGACCAGTAAGCGCGTGTCCAGCGAATAGATGCTGCTTGACAAGCTAACCTTTTTCGTATAAACTGTAAGCAACTGAACGGGGGCGCAATGCGCCGTTAATTGCATACTGGCTCCACTTGAGCATTTCAACTGCGGCTGTTACCGGGTAAATCCGGTGACAGCCGCTTTTTTGTTTTCTGGATTTAACACAAATGGCTGACGAACTGATTTTTCAATATCCTGCCAAAGTGCAGCGCATCGACAGCAACCGGCGCGATGCGCTCATGGATATTGCCCGTAATAGTGACGTATTTGATGCGGAAATCTTTGAAGAGCGCCCCCCATTTTTCTGGGATGCCGAAATTAGCAACACACAGATTGACTCCTATTTTACCCACATGCTCGACGGGACGCTGGCGAACTTCGCATCAGACGCGCGGGCCGGTGTGGGATTCCTCAACAGCCATCGTCACAACGAGTTGCCTTTTGGCCGGTCGCTCAGTGGCCGAGTCGAGGACGGTGGCGACCGCAAGCGGGTCATCTCCGAATTTTTTACCTTACCTGGGTTGAATTTGAACGGTGTATCCACGGATGATTTTATCGCCGGTGTGCGGTCGGGGATTGTCTCGGATGTATCGGTGGGTTTTCACGGCGGCGACTGGTGGTGTGATGTCTGCGGCGGCAATTACCGCAGTTATCAGGACTGCCAACACTTCGCCGGGATGCGCGTTGAGACCAAGGACGGCTTTGTCACGGTAACGGTCGGCGTGGATGACGCTCGCCTTTCGGAGGTGTCGGCGGTCTACGATGGCGCAACCCCAGACGCGACGATTATTAAGGCGCGGGCAGTGGCCGAAGCCGGCGACCTAGATCCGAAAGCGCGCCACACGTTGGAAGAGCGGTACCGCACGAAATTTCCGGTTGTTCGCAGTTTTGCAGGTGTCGATCTGCACGAAGAGGAAGGAACCATAATGGATTTTGAACAGATTGTAACCGATGTGCGCTCGGCGCTTGCCATTGATGAGAGTGCCGATGTTGTGGAAGTCATCACCACGTTGACTGCCGAAAACCAACGGCTAACCGGCGTCGAGGTGCAATGGTCGGAGATGGATGAACGCGTCAAGGAACTTGCTCCGCTCGCCGAAGACGGACGGGCCTATCGGGAAGACTTGGTTACGCAGGCGCTAGCAGAGGGAGTTCGGGCACATGGCGAAAAATTTGACAGTGAGACGTATGAGACTATGTTGCGCTCATCTTCGCTGAGTGTGATTAAGCGTCTTCGCGATGACTGGCAGGCCATTGGTGATAGCCGCTTTACCGGCGGGCGGAAAACGACCGATGAAAACAACGACGCGCCAGGCGGCAAGCGCAAAGCACGGGTGCATGTACCCGCTGCCGCGTATCAGGTTTAGGGGGAACGATGAAACGAGCTATTTACTCAGGATTGATTGCAGCCGCTCTCATGATTGCGCTGATTAGTATCCCGGTATGGGCGCAAATCAGCAATTTTGACAGCATTATCGCCAGTGGGGATGTTACAGCCGGTGACGATATTACGTCGGGTGACGATGTGATATCGACCGATGACGTAACGGTTGGCGATGACATCGTGATCGGCGGACTGGAGCGGTTGACCGCGGCCACGGCTATCTCTGTCACGACGGACGGCACAGTCACGCCAACCGGCAGCTACCAGCCACTAGAAAGCGCCGGGACAGTAGCAACTAGTGATATCACGGTATTGACGGCGGGCACGATTGTGCATCTGGTCAATACAACAAATACATCAATTACATTTACAGATACGGCAACGCTGAAACTATCCGGCAATGCGGCATTGGGACAATACGATACACTCACGATTTTGAGTGATGGCACCAACTGGATCGAAGTCGGGCAGGTAAATAATTAGGAGCAAGAAACATGGCAGATGCAAGACTTGATGTAACGTTCGATGGGATTGGGTATGGTGCCGAAACCTACGCAATCGATGATAGCACCATTACCTACAGCGCTACTTCCGCCAATGGCAGTGCATCCGTGGGATTGGCTGTCACGTTAAGCGCCGGTAGTACGGTAGCGCTGTGTGCGGATGCCGAGCACGTACTCGGCAAACTCATCAGTGTATCGGCGGACAATTTTGCCACCGTGCAGACGAGCGGCTTTGCGACACTCCCCGGCGGGACTTCGGCCACGCTGACAGAGGGTAAAGCCGTGGTCGGCGACCTGCTTGTCGCAGCAAAAGGGTACGTCCGCGATGCTAACACCGCGGTCGCGGCAGAATTAGGTGTCATGAACGGGCGCATTATCGACGCAGACACAACCACCGCCGTGTGGGTCAAGTTGTAAGGAGGAATGACAAAATGAGTGATTTGAAAATTACCGGAATGGGTACCCGCGAACTGTGGGAAGCATTCCAGAAAGACCCTATCGGCCTGTATACCACCGAGGCGAACCGGCTTTTGGACGCCGGTATCGAAGACAAGCCGACCATGAGCCGTGCGCTGGAAGAGGCTAGCCCCACCGAAGACGGCGGGCCGGATGCGTTCGAGCGGCTCATGCAAGAGGCGGGCATCCGCACCAAGAGCGATATGCAGGCGGGATACTATGCCAGCCATGCTAGCCGATTTTTGGATACACCGGCTACCAAAACGCTGTTGACCGAGTTTTTCGCACGAAACTGGCGCAAGGTCAGCATGGGCGGAATGCAGCAGCGTTCGATCCTCTTGAGCGATGCCGGTACGTCGGGCAGCTTCGAGCGCCCGTATGCCGATGCCATGATGGTACGTCCGTCTGAGCGTATCGAGGCAGCGATCCCACTTAGTGAGCTCGTAGCCATGACCACGCCAATTGACAGCGACAGTTACCGGTCGTACTACCTGACGTATGACGCGACACAGTTGCGTCAATTCCGCGTTGGTGAATCCGCCACCATTCCAGTGGCGACCGTCACCGGGGCTGAAAACACCATCCGCCTGACAAAATTTGGGCGCGGGATTCGAGCCAGTTACGAGGATTTGCGCCGGATGCGCGTCGATAAGCTTTCTTGGTTTATCCAACAAATGGCCGTGCAGAGCGAGATTGACAAGGTCGCGGCGGCATTGACCGTGATGATTAACGGCGATGGCAACAGCAACTCCACGCCCACCACACACAATTTGACCACGCTCGACACAGCGGCATCCGCCGGCACCATGTCGATCAAGGGCTGGCTGTCCTATAAGATGAAATTCGCGCAGCCGTACATTATGACAACTGCCCTGATGCAAGAAGCGGTTGCCCTGCAAGTTGCCTTACTCAATACCGGATCGGCCAATGTGCCATTGTCCGGTGCGAACCTGGGCAATCTCGGCACTGGCGTCACCCCGATCAACAAGTTTGCCGATAACGTCGGCTATGGCTGGACGAGCGATGCTCCGACGCTGAAGATTGTCGGATTCGACAAGCGGTTTGCCCTGGAGCGCGTCACGGAGATCGGCTCGGAGATTGCCGAGATGGAACGCTTTATTTTGAATCAGACGCAGACAATGGTCATGTCAGAGGTCGAGGGGTACGCCGTGCTTGACTCCAATGCGGTGCGCCTGCTCGACGTGAATGCATAGGTGAATCAATGACTAAGACAATCAAGGTGATGCCCGCGAAAACAGATGGGCGGGTACTTCTGTGGGAAGTACATCCTGCCCACCCTGCCGGTGAGGTGTTCATCAAAGGCGATGAAACCACCTATCTGGTGGCGCAAACCACCGCCGTAACCGGCCTGTTGGAGCGGGGGCAACTGGTAAAGATACAAGCGCCAGAACCGCAAACCAAGAAGACCGTGAAGGCAACGAAGGCAACAGCCGATGGCAGTGACGATAACACTTGACGATCTAAAATATCCCGGCGGCGAGATTCAGCCACGCATGTTCCCCGATGGGGATATCGATGTTGTGCTGACGATCTGGCTACTAGAGGCGTCGGCCCTGACCGACGCCACCGACGACATCGCTACCCATTACATCTACTGGCGTGCATATAGTGCCGTAGCCAATCGTATTGCTGCCACGCCGACGAGTCAGAGCACGAGTACGGGAAGCCATAGCACGACCTGGGGGCAAAATCGCGTTAGCGATATGCGCAATCTCGCTGACTATCACAAAAATGAATATGACAAACTCGTAGAAGCATCGACGCTGACGCAGCCACATGCGTATTTTGGCCGGGTGAGTGTGTAAATGGCTGAATCACTCTGGAACGGTGTCGATGATTATCTCAAGGCGCAAATCTTGGCGAATCTTGGCCCGGCGGGCGATTACACCACGCTCAAAATTTCTGACGTGCGTAAATGGGCTAGATTCGATGTCGTGGACTGTGCCAAGCTTACCTTACCGGCGGTCATCGTCGTATCGCCAAACAGTAACGCCGTCCCGGCCGGCCACAGCGGCGCGGTAACCATCAACCGCAAAAACACCTATCTCATTACGTTGGTGAGCGTGGTCGAGGGCACGATGGAACAGGCGACCGAAGACGCAAAAACGTTGGTGTGGCGGGTCGAGGATCTGTTTGCCACGCTGCGTTTTTCAGGTGTGGCCGCCGCTGACGGAAGTAAGGCTGATCGGGTAATCGGCGGCGGTGAATCAAATATGTTCCGGTCACAGGTCACACTCTGGGATAAGGACAGCATGGCCGCTGATTCGGTTTACGGCATCGGGATAACGGCAATGGCCGTGACAGGAACAACTGCATGAGTAGGCAAGAACTACTGAAATATATAGAGAAAATACACGGTGACGCCTTGGCGCAGGTCGGCCTTATGGCGGTGGATAGCCAAGAATCACTATTCTACGTGATTGATGATTCGCTGCGCATGAGCAACGACGACAAGCGCAAAGCCGAAGCCGACCGCCGCGTTGGAATTCTGATCAATGACCGGTCGCAAATGCTCGGTGTGGAACCGATGCCGGCTATAGAGAATGAGGAAATAGAAAATGTCAGCAACAAGTGAAGCACCGTCCCTAGAGGCATTTTTTGCCATCGGCATTCAGTCGGCAAAAGGCACCGCGGCCACCACGCTATACAAAACACTAGCGACTGTTTCGGGGCTTGCGCCAATCTATGATTACCGCGACGACCGATCCGAACACCCCGCAGCCTCTTCCGTGTGGGTGCGGTCTGCCTATCAGACAATTACCGGGACGCTTGCCGGTGCAAAGGTCACCTTTGCCCTGCGCCCTAGTTTCATCATGCCGATGTTGATGGCGGCGGGGTACCAGAATACGCCAGCCAACAACTCGACCTACTACACCCATACCGGCATCCAGGGAACGAACGCCGCTCACAAATGGGTTACGTGCGCATGGAGCGTCCCCGATTCTGACGGGGCCTATGTTATCCGTGGGGTGGACATGCGCGCTACATCGATTTCGATTGCGGCATCGACTGACGAAATTACTTGCACGGCTGAATTACGCGGCTTGACGGTCGAGCCGATGGCCGGTTCTCCGACCTATGTCAGCGAGACGATTGACGAGATTGTACCCTGGACGGGTGCGCGAACGACCCTGACCGCTGGCGTGTCGGGCAGTGCCTATGCAGTCGTTGAGCGGGTTCGGGGGGTGACCATCGACATCACCAACAATCTGCGCGTTGATGATAAAGCGCTCTGGGAGCCGGCGCGCACCACCTTGAGCCGCGAAAGCCACGATGTCACATTCAGCTTTAGCGGGATCAACATGTCCGATTCCGTGTATGAAGCTGCCTTTTTTGGCGCTGACGCTGCTACCGCTACCACCACCTCGGTACTGACCGGGGATATTGATTTGGAATGGGAAAGCGTGGATGACATCACCGGGGCCTCCACGCCCTTCCGTTTCGAGGTCGATGCCCCCACGGTGCAATGGCAATTTGACGCACAGAGCGCCGAGGCAAATGGGACTGACATTATTTCAATTGACGGTACGGCTAATGTCATCGGCACCGGTACGCCCGTCACTTTTAATGTAGACAATGCTATTGCGAGCTATTAATGAATTTGACTGACTGGCAAATTATCGAACATGCGGAACTAACAATCGATGACGGCAAATCGGAAACGGAATACCGGTTTACCTTCGGGTCGCTAACGACCTATGCCGAAGCGAAATTCAACCGCAAACGTTCGGCGCTTCTTGACACGCTGGAAGAAAAAATTGGTGCAAAATACAACGAATCTGACGCCGAACAAAAAGCCGACATGGACACGCTCTACGTGCTCATGCTAAAGCACGCCGGGATTCTAGCCGCTTTGCAGTTGGTGGAAGTCAAAGACGACGAGGGGAAATGGCAGCCTGGCACCTTCCCCGAAGGCTGGAGAGATGCTTATGAGTTCGCCATGTACGGCCCTGCCGGCGTGCTTGATTACCTATATAATGCGGTGCTGATTGCCGGTAATTCCCTACGCACACTCGGCCTGAATTTGCCTGCCACAGACGAAAAAAAAGTATTTCGGCTGAACGTGAGCGCGAAGAAGTCAAAGAGCTAGCCAAGATTATTGTTGCGGCGGAAGAGGATGCGGCGGAAGAAAAACGCCCGCGGCCACTGACACCGGACGAACTCCGCAAAAAAAACGCGGCTGAAAAATACGACGGGCTTTGCGATCCGGCCAGTCTTGAAATATTCCAAACCTGGTACGCGATGGGCGGCCCGCAGCATGGTATATCCCCTACCGAACTCCTAACCATGCCCGCCTGGCTGCGTAAAGATTTCGCCTACATCCAACGCGTGATTGGTGATGAGCGTGACAAGACAAAGCGCGCTAAGCCACCGAAGCCCACGCCGAAAGGCCAATAACCCCGCATGATTGATTTACGCCTCCTACGCAACACCATCGCCGACGATCTCGACAACCTCATCAACAAAATCGCCAACCCCGGCGGGCGGCAAGCGCGCAGTGTGGCTGATGCAATCCGCCAGGGGTTTCAAGATAATTTTACCAGCGAGGGCGGGGCGAGTGGTAATCAATGGGCGCAATTGGCACCGCGGACGGTATTGCAACGGCAAAAACTGGGCTTTGCTGGTCAGCATCCGATCCTAGTGCGAACGGGGCGCTATCGCGATTCTTTTGTAAGGCGCGGTGCTGCGGATAATTACGAAAACATACAGAGAAGCACAAACGGATTAACGATTGACGCTGGGACAACTAGCCCGCGGGCAAATGTACATGAGTTTGGGGCAACAGTAAGTATACCGTCCCTACAGGAGGCCAGAGGAGGAGGCTCCATGCATGTGGGTGGAGCGCGTAGCGTTCATATTCCGGCTAGGCCCGTCACCGAACTGGGCGCCGGTAGTGAACAGCGCATCATGACCGTGATTGATTTCATGATCTCGCAGATTGAAGCCGATGTCATAGGGAAACGATAGCCAATGCCATCTCGTGAATTAACATATCGCGTCAATATCGATGTAGGCACCGCGCGCCAGCAGGCGCGCGCGATTCGTCAATCCATCGAATCTGAGCTACGTAATGTTAGCGTTGCGACCGTAAACCCGCGCACAGCCGGGACGGGCAATCTATCGAATGTGGCAAATGCTGCGAATAAATCGTTAGCATCATTAAATAAAACACTGGGCATTTTCGGGGTTGTTCTTGGCGCACATCAACTGGTGCAATTTGCCGGCAGACTGGCTGACCTATCCACAGAGGCGGCACGGGCTACAAAATCGTTTGAGGTGCTATCGGGCAGCGCGGGGAAAGCGATAGGTAGTGTTAGCGCGATTCAAAACGCAGGCCAGGGGGCGATCGATTCCCTGGCTGCGATCAAGATCGGAACAATAGCTGCATCATTGGGGCTAGCGCATACATCCAATGAGTTCGAGCGACTAACAAGGGTAGCAAGGCTTATCGCTAGCGCTAGCCCCGTCATCAATGACGTGGGTGAAGCGCTGAACCAATTAAGCCTATTTGCGTCCAATGAAAAGTCATTCGCTAGGGCCGATCAGCTAGTGTTAGGCGCGCAGGAAGTGCGCGACCGCATGAAAGAGCTTCGCCAGGAAAACGACCTTCTTACTGGGTCACAGGCAAAACTCGAAGCGTCGATGCAGTTGGTCGAAGAAAAGTTGGGCGCAACGCTCAACACAATTGAGGCTGCGGCGACCGGATACGAGCGTCTAAAAGTTGCAATCACCGAGGCCCGTCTCGCAGCCGCGGCGGGTGGTATCGGTGCGGCGATCCAGGGTACGGCTGGTTTTCTGGCGAATAGTGTCAACGAATTAAACGTCCTGTTTTCCGGCGTCGATGCACAAGCCTCCGTAATCCAAGAGGCGCTAAAATCGGTCACGACGGCATACCAGAACCAGGCGAATATATTAAGCAACACGCCTTTGTTTGGTGATGCTCTCAAAAAAGATCGCTTGCAGGTTGTCGGACAACTGCAAGAGGTTCAACAAATTTTCGCGTTGGCAACCGGTGCCCTTGGTGAAGATCCATCGCTGATTGGATACCAGCAGCAAATTAAAGATATTGTTGTCGAGATCACGCGTTGGGGGTTTGCCACTGATGGTCAGTTGGCGGCATTGCGGCGCTTATATGATGAGCTTGAGAATCAAAAACTATTAAATGCGCCCTCAATAGCCGTAGCTACAGAAGCCGAAAAGGCCGCAGCAATCGCAACGGCACGAGCAGCCTCGATTATCGAGGCACAGGGTGCGATTGATACATCCCTAGAGTCCCGCGCTCAAAAGTCCGCCGATATTGTCGGCATTGACCAAACAATTGCCACGCTTAAGGAACAAAAGGCGCTTGTCGATAGCGCCATCACAGATCTGATCAACTCGGCGATTACCGACCCCGACGAGATCGCGTTACGTCTGTCCCAAATAGAATCCCAGGCAACTGGTTTTTTTGATGCGATTGAAGAGCGCGCTAGCAGTGTCCAGATCGATTTTGGCGGCATCGATACCGCGCTGGGCCAGTTCAGCGGCGGGTTTGTCGATTTTCTGCCCGGCATGGATGACATGCGGGATCGGCTGGTTGACCTGCAAACCGAATTACAGTTCACTAGCGAGATTACGCAAGAACAAGCCGACGAGCTCGCTTACCTGGAAGCGGCGGCGGCGGCGGCGGGCGGCGAGGCTGTTTTCCTCGATGGGGTTGTGGCCGATCTCGGTACAAGTTTTCTGGCCACGAACGAAGAGGCGTCCGCTCTCATTGATGCCATGTACCAAAGTGCGGCGGCTTACCTAGCCGGGCAAATCTCCGCGGAACAGTACGCCGGGATTACCGCGGCGCTGGGTGGACAATTGCTAGCGTTAGCATCCGAGGCCGGTGTTGCGACCGGCGCTATCCTGCAACTTATCAGCGCACAATCTGGACTGTCTGGTACAAGTGGCTTCACGGTCGGATCTAATCGCGGCAGCGCCATCGCTCAGCGGATTGCGACGCAAAACCAAGAGCGCGAACGTCGGCAGCAACGCCAAGATGCCGAGCGGGCAGCGAAGGAAGCGGCCAGGGAAGCCGAACGCGCCGCCAAGCGCGCCGGGCAGGAGTTGGAGCGGGGCGCAAAAAAAGCCGCCGACGAACTACGCGGCGCACTCAATAGCGTCCCCGGTCTGTTCGGCGCATCGGCTGTTACACAGGGACAGCTGGATCTAGCAGCCGGGGGCGTACCGCAAAACTTTGCGGATGACTATGTGCGCCGGTTGAAAGATGAAGTTTTCAACGGCCACGACTGGCAAGATGTCAGCATCGATGAGGCCAAGGCCGCGCTGGAAAAGGTTGGGATCGAGGCATCCGATGATGCAAAACTTGCATTTCAACAATTTGCGGATGCGTGGGAAAACAGCATCCTTTTCAGCGATGAATCCAATCTAGACTTTATCAATCAGGGTGCCGTGCAACTGGCGCTAGACATGCAGGATAAGGCCAAACAGGGGCAAGAAAACATTTACGCGCTGTTTGGCGTGGCGATTGATGATGCCGTGTCGGCGGTCGGCGCGGGCATCACCGCCGCCGGTGGTTCCGGTAGCGTGGAGACTGGCTACACCATTCCCATTCAGGCGGAATTAATTCCAGCCAATGGTAACCTGACCGGCATTCCCACGCTGGGGGGTATCAGTCCCGTCCTGGACGTTGCCGCGATTCAGGGGCAACTCAACACGTTGGCACTACCGGCATTCACCATTGACACATCGGCACTTGTTGACCAACTGACAACCGATTTGGCGGCACAAGAGGCCCCATCGATAACCGTACAGGCAAATATTGACACGGCGGCACTGGCTACCACGTTGAGTCAAATCGGCTCACAATCCCTGATTATCCCGATCTCGGCTGCGTTAAATGACGAATCTTTCCTGTCCGTATTTGAGAAAATTCAGTCAACCAGGGCAACCATCGCCGTTAACACCGCGCTCGACATTGCTGCCTTTGCAGCACTGTTTGAAAAAGTGCAGTCAACCAAGGTTACTATCACCGGCTCAGTCGGGTCGTTCGGGGTGGATGTAGCGGCACTCGACGATCTAGACATTATCGGCACGGGTGCGGCGATTCGGGTCAAGAGCAGCATCGCCAAGGCGATTAGCACCACGGGATTCGATAACGGGCAAATTGTAGCGCCTATCGCCACGGGGCTTGCGGCGGCAATCAATACGCAAGTGCGGGGCAGTAGCGACTATTTTCGGAACATCGGACGCACCGTATCGGGTCTGATTCTAGCCGGTACAAATTTCAGTACAGCTGTTCCCGATGCACGCGCTAGTAATCCCATCGCCAATCAGCTGCTGGGCGAAACCACGCGCCAGTTCAACGAGAGTATCAATCTGTTCATTGCTGCCGGGAATGTCCCCGCGCAAAGCGTTCTATCTGGTTTCCAGGCTGGCTTTGTCGGCACCGCACCCGATGCACGCGCGAATACTGGCATCGCTTACAGTCTGATCGGCGAAGTGAACCGGCAATTCGGCGAAACACAAAATTTCTTCTATTCGGCGGGGCTAGTCCCGGCGCATTCTGTTCTGGACGGCTTCCAGAGTGCGTTTTCGGTATCGAATCCCGATGGGACAACAAAAAGCAGCTTGATCACCGGTATGCTCGACAGCGTAACGCAAGGTATCCGCGCCAACTCGGAAAATTTTCGACAGCGCGGAGCCACGATTGCCACCGATATGCAGTTTGGATTTGCTAATCAATTTGGCAATGAGGACTTCAAAAACAGCATTATTTTTGCCGGTGAACTCATGGCCGGATATCTGAAACAGGGAATTTTGCGCAACCTAAACGGGGTGGCCGATGCCATCTCGTCCAAGGTTATGGACGATCTATCGAGCGAGTTGGAGGCTCCGATTCAATAATGGCACATCTCGGTGGCACCACGATTCCAGCTACGATTGACCTGCTCGGTAAATACCTCTACAAAAAAGAGGTGCTACGCACCAACGGCGACGGGGAAGCGGTCGTCTCTAATTATGCGACTATTACCTGGGCATTTGAGGCGATGGACATGTCTGATTTTACCTGGATTTGTGACACATTAATGGGGGGTGCGTACTCCGTGCTATACAACACGGCAAGCCTCTATGATGACCTTGGCGACGCAATTACGCCCACCAATGTGGTGTCGCAGCGCCCCACCTACGATTACGCGTCCGGCGGCTATTGCTATAATGTGCAGTGGGTTCTGGAGCGGGTGTACTAGATGGCAACCGCAACGCTGAATGATATCACCTGGCGGCTGTGGGTAGGGCCGCACTATACCCATTTCGATTGGTCAACCATTGATGCCGGTAGCGCACTGTATACAGCCCAGCCCAGTAACACCGTGGGCACCACACAGACCAGCGGCACCACATCGCTGGTACTGACTAGCGGCACCACCATACCAACATCCGGTGGGGTGTGGGTGGGGCCGAACGCTACCGGCGAGGGGTGGGAGTATGAGCAATACACCGGCAAATCAACCAACACACTAACGGGCGTTACGCGCGAATCGAGCAGCGACCGCGACCATACCGGCATCCACACCGCCGGGGCAACCGTCCATTACTATTACCCAATCACGTCCAACGACGGCACGCTGAATATCACCGAGGATGCCGACGAAAACGTCTCAACCGTGGCCTGGCAGGCCACTGTGTCTGGCGTACTTGCTCCGCATTTTGTCATGCGGGAAAGTCATGTGGTTGTCGTGGAGACGAGCACAAATGGCGGGGCGTACAGTGTGTTCCTTGTCGGCTTTCTTAGCGCCCCGCATATAACCGGCAATGCGCAAAGCAGTGCTGAATGGTCATTCACGATCATGTCATCCGCGCATATTCTATCGCAGCTGCAAGCCGATGGCGTGCGGGCCGGTGATAATTTGATGGATGGAGAAGGGACAGCCAGTACACCGCTCGTGCTCGCCTACGACGAGCGGTGGACGGGGGACTACACCAAGGCTGCGCCGGACTTTACGGCAACCAGTATCACCGACAATCTGGACGATACGCTCTGGTTAACTGAGCGATTCAAGGGTGCCGACATCTGGGATCCTGTTTGGAATAACGATCCAGAGAACAGCTATAGTGGCGGCTCCGGTGTGCGGTTTTCTCAAGTCTATGTCAACCCGCCTGCATCGGCGGGGCCGTTCACAAAATGGATTGAGATTGTTATCGGGGCCGGCACGACTAACCATACCGGCTATGCGATCTACCACGCCAATGGGGGCGGGTCGGTTGAATGGCAGTATGGCGGGCCGGGAACGGTGGCGAGCGGAGATCGTATCATTCTCTGTGAGGATGAGGACGTTTTTACCCGCATGAACCCGCTTGCCAGTGTGGCCGTGATTTACGAAAGTACCACTTTTTTTGATGACATCGATCCAACCGGCAGCGAGTTGTGGATACGTCTCGGTGAATTGAACCAGTGGAATTGCCGGATGCGTTGGGGGCATGGCGATAGCTACGTGCAGCACGAGGACGCGCCGAGCCGTACCTGGACAGGGGCAACCATCACCGCCCCGGCCACCGGCGAGACGATGCGCTACCGTTTCGATATCACGACCGGCGACGCTGCGGACTACTGGGAAACCGGGATGACACGCCATGTTGGGTATGATCTTGATGTCACCCTGTCGGAATGGGCGATGGTAACATTCCCCGGATTTGGCTTGAAATTGACCAACGACATCACGGACTCATCCCCTGGGGCCAGTGACCCACTGTACATCAGCGGCCCGGATGACAATCCGTCCGTTGACGGCCTGCCCGATTCAGGCACCGTTGTGTTAGGCGACGAACAAATCACCTACAGCGCCAAAGCTGCCGACAGCGGCTATGTGACCGTCACCGCACGCGGGGCGAACAGCACAACCGCTGCCATTCACAATGCCGATGATGAGATATTTATTTTGGATGGGTCGGTTACTACCGACGCGTTTTTAAGTAAGGAGGTCGGCTGGTCACGCTATAGCGGCACGATCTACCCAAAGGTATTTAAGGTCTACACGACCAACTTTGTGGACAATGTGCGCACACCGGCAGAGAGCGACTACGATCAGGACTGGACACTGCGCGGTGATGTCTCCGCTCATGCGGCGAGCACCTACACGCTGCCGCTGTCAACCGTCCGGGTGCGCCATATCCTGATCGAAGTTTACGAAATGACCAGCAACCCGGCGCGGGTGCGATTAAATGAGTTCTACGCCTACATGGATCCGGCCAATCATCAGGATGGTCTATGGCTTGATGCAGATACAACCGCCGACGCCATGATTACGGCGATTGTCGAAAATGTTGGCCTACCTACCGGTTGCGTGGTAGTCGATGAGACACTGCCCGCTTTGGATAATATCCAGACCCAGAGCGGCGGCGATGCGTGGACGGTGATCGCCGACCTTGCCGAGTTTACCGGGAGCGAGGTGCTGGTGGCACGGGATAGCAAACTGCATTTGGCGGTCAATGATTTTTGGGATGGCTCTATTTTCTCGACGCTCACTTGGTCACGCGCCAACGCTGAATCCATCCAGGTCACCAGCCAGCCATCACAATATGTATCACAAGTCGTCTTGCCGTGGCGGAGTGCCGACGGCGAAACGACCGGCACCGTTACATTTCCGACAACGCCCAGCGATGGGGCGAAACTGGAAGTCAACGAGACGATCTATGCAAATGAATCAGCGGCCCTAGCGGGGGCAACGCGGCTTTACTACATGCGCCGCTATCCGGTGGAATTCACCGTCAACGCGTCAATTGACGGCAGCGCTTACCGGCCACTAGACGCGCATATCGCTTTTTGGCAATACAACCTAGATCACGTGTTGGTGTCGCGGTATTGTATCGTGCTCAGCACCAATCATACGCTGACCAAGGGGCACTGGGCATCTGAATTACGCCTCCTGCAATATGACCACAAGAGCAACTTTACCTAATGGCAAGCATTCGAAGACGACAGGCCGCCAAGCGACTACGGGCGGCGCTGAATCGAAAATATACCTCACAGAGTAATGTGGTTCAGGCTGGGCCGGTTGGGTCTAGTCAGATTTACGCGTCCGGTCAAATCTACAGCGCCGGGGTCGCAGGGGTTACCGAAGTCGTGAATATCGGCCGGCCGGCCGCCGCGATCTATGTTGCCAAGACGGGCGGCGGTACGACCACCCTGCTGTCCAATGGTGGATCGGGCGGCGGTGGCGGTGGCAGCGGCTTGCCCACCGATGGCAGTGGTGTAATGTCCGGTGATATCAATGTGGGCGGGTACGATATCATCAATGTGGGGCTGGTCGATACCGTCGACGTTGCCACACTCTACAGCAATTTCACCGGCCACAATCACGACGCCGATTATGTCAACATAACCGGCGACAACATGACTGGCGCGCTAACGATATCCGGTAACACCGTATGGCACGCCGGGAACGATGGCACCGGGAGCGGTCTCGATGCTGACCTATGGGACGGCAACCAGTTCGCAACGTACCTGAATCAGCCGGTTCTTACCTCGGCAAACGTGGCATTTAACCAGGTCACGACGCCGACACTCACCGCGTCGAGTGGGCTAACAATTTCCCCAACCGGCGATGTCACCTTTGACCCAACCGGTGACGATCTCATCCTCAATTCTGCTACCCGGATCGGGACGGCGAACTTTGTCAGTGGTACAGCCGGATGGCGCGTGGATTATACCGGCAATGCGGATTTCCGTGATATATTCGCGGACAGTTTAACCGTTGAGGCGTTCATCAGCGATGTCAATCTAGCGTTGGCCGGTTCCCAAATCATCGTCAAATCGTTGGGAATTCTGTCTGATAATTTCACTGTGCCAACCACGAGCGGCACGCTCAGCATTTTCGACCTACCCGGCTTTGACGACGCGCAAAATTTCGAGGCCGGCGACTGGGTGCGTCTGCGCTTTGTTGAGCGGGGCACGGGGTTGACGGTCGGGGACGCATGGGGAACGGTCAGCAGCTATAGCGATCAGGCCGATGGCGAGCAAACCTGGACATGGACACGGCAAAGCGGAACGGTAAGCAAGGCGATCTACGCCGGGATGGTTGCGCTCGACTATGGGCAGTCCGGCGATGGCTATATCCACCTAACCACGCTACAGAGCAATTCGCCGTACCTAGACGTTGCGACGTGGGTCACCGATCCGAGCGATGCCGGAAACCATACGACACATGTGCGGTTGGGCAACCTAGATGGCATTACCGCGGCTGGGTTGAATCCGGGCGGGTGGGGACTATACACCGACAACGCATTTTTACAGGGCGTACTCATTGCGGCTGGTGGCGACATCCGCGCCGACGAGAACGGCATATCGATTACGGCTCCAAACATTGATGAGTTTGGCGGCTAC